ACGGTTTTTAGGAGATAATCCCACTCTTGATATTCCGTTGTGGTCATGCCCATGACCTGGGCCATGGTTTCAGTCTCTCGCGCCGCCTCCGCCTGCGCTAGGGTCATTTCAATTAGGGCCTTTTCTATCGCGACAATCGCAGTTACTACCGCCGCACTAACCCCAATGATCGCTGTCATTTTTGTGCTTAGCGATCCCATCCCGTTCAAGGTCTTTCCGATCCCATCCGGGAGATTGATCCCCAGCTTCCCCGCGAGGGTTTCCAGCACATCACCAAAGCCAGAGCCTTCCCCAGTAGTTTCTCCCAAGCCCTTCTCCATCCGGTTTAGGCTGGCGGTTGCGTCATTTACGCTTTGCTCCCACTTTAGGGTTTTTATATCGTTTTCGCCGTACTTATCAGCGGATTTTTGCAGCATCTCCGTCAACGCCTGCACCCGCTGCCTCTGTACGTCGATTTGCTTCACTAAAACCTTAGAGGTCGCCGCATTTTTGTCTTGGGCGGAGGTGGAATCATCAAAGGCAGAGGTTACGGCCCGCATTTCACTATCCAGGGTTTTTGCCTGCTGGATGATCTGATTGATTTGCGCCCGATACTCCTTTTCGCCATCTATCCCGATTCGGGGGCCGATATTGACAGCCATCTAGTCCACCTCCATTGCCTCAAGATATGTCATCAGCCGTTTTTTTGGCTTCGCGCCGTTATGGATTGCATAGCACGCAAGAAGATCGCACATCTCGCCGTATCGTGTCGTCATGATCTCCCGCCGGCTCATGTGCAGCATGTAACCATAAAACATGATCCACGCCGGGCTATTCCCTAGATCTAGCCCTTTTTTTTTGCCGGTTCCGCCTCTACCGTGACCTGGGAATCAGCCAAAAAGGCGGCGAACGCCTCATCTCTCAGCGAAACAAGCGCTTTCGTATCAAGGGATAAAATCTCGTCCCGCGTGATCGGGTCGGCAGCGTACCCAGGTTCTTCATAAGATCTCGCTTGCTCATACCCGCGATTGAGCGCCACGATAATACCGGCTGTCAGATCTGTACTTTCCGCAAGCGTGGCGGTATCATCTAAAACGGCGCCAATATTCCGTAGATCTTTATCCGGGCAAAGCGCCGCAATTTCTATCGCGGCGCCTACCGTCAACTTAAATTTTCGTTCTTTCCCATGTATCAGCATTACGGTCCCTCCTCGATATTCAGCAGCGCCTTCACCACTTCCTCCGCCTTCACCTCGGTTTCTTGAGCAGCTCCAACCCTTTTCCACCTACGATTCGGAGAATCGTCCCGCATAAGGTCAAGGGTAAGGGCCTGGGTTTGCCACTCGATTTCTTCCCCCTGGGTAGTGGCATTGTCATTGGGCGTATGTATTTTTGCCTTTGTTAGCACCGTTGGCTCGTAACTGACCACACCATCCGACATGTACCTTGTGATATATCCAATCCCCACATACGGGATCTTCACATCCTCTCCGTAGCTCCTTACGTCGACCGGTGCGTCGCCTACGGTCACCTGCTCCGCCTCCGGCAGCCCAAGAACCAATGTTTCAGCCTCCGGAAGCAGCCCATCCACCGTAAGGGTGGCGGTTCCTCCTGTGAATGTTCCGCCCGCCGTCTCCGCCTGCCCGTTGTCTGCGTAAAATTTGTTTTCGCCTCCCGTCTCGATAGAGAGCGCCACACTTACTCCACGGGCAAGCACACGACCGCTCGTGTAAGAAACGGTTCCACCGCTACTTTGATAAAGCGCCACATAGGGCTTGGAAAACCCAGTGACGACCCGTCCTGCTGCCGCCATACTGTCCACCTCATTTCATAATTTTTTCAATGTTGTCATCCAGCGACTTCCCCATGGCGTTTTCAGCTTTCACCCTGGATGCAGTCACCGCCTTGTCCACAAATCGCCGTTTCTTGCGGAAACTTGTGCCGCTATTTACCGCCCTTGCTATCAGGGCATTGGGCTGACCTTGGGGATATTTTTTTGTTTTCGTTTTGTTGTACCCGGCGAAACCAAGCTTTACATTGATAAATCCCCGGTCGTTCTGCACCGGGGAAATACCAAATCCATCCTGCAAGCCCTGTTTCTGTGTTTGCGTCACGCCATCAATTAGATGATCAGACGATCCTTTTCGGTTTTTTATGATGGGGATCGCGTCGATCTCCTTGCGGATCGCATCCGCAACAACGGCCGCGCCATCATAGACAGCGCGGCCGATCACCTCATCGCTCCTATTTTGCAGTTTTTTCAGCTGCCCTATATATGCGTCAATTCCCTTAAAGGTTACAGTAGCCATCAGCGGACACCCCAGGCCCATTCATAGTGCCAAAACCCCGTCTCTTCCTCGTACTGGACGCTATTCAATCGCCAGGTGATATAAGGAGAGGCGTTGAAGGACGCCTCCAACGCCTCTTTCCATGGGTCAAACTCAATTTTTGTGAAAAGGTCGGTGGTGCCAGTCATGGCTTTTTCAATGTGGCGGTTTCCCGCCTCCAAGTCCGCCGCGCCGTCCTCCATCCACACAAAATATCGGTCGGATTTCATCCGTCCACCGTGGCTGACGGCATCCGTCACTGCCAAATGGGCAGCTATGATTTTTTCATACCAGGTCATGCGCCTACCCCCTGGGATATCTTGGAAAGGGTGATATCTACGCTGGGCGGATACACATCCTGCACGCTCTGCACCATATACACGGCATACTTTCTGCCATCCTCCGTGATAGCGATATCCTGCGTCGTGATATCGCCCGCCCTTGCCGTGCGGATCACCCGCTCTACCTGCACCTGGTTTTGCAGCGCGGCATAGTACCGCTGGATCCCAAGCCGCTGCTCAGCATACCGAAGAGTTATCTTTTCTGCGAGCGTTGGCACGGGCTGATAACCGGGCTTAGCTCCATCCGTTACACTATATATCGTTACCACGCCGTCATTATAGCTTTGAGTTACTTCATTGTCCGGCCGATACGGTGCTTTCCATGACATAGTCACTCACCGCCTTTTCATTCTGCATACCCAGCAAAAGCGCCTGATAATTTGCTTCAAAAACATCCAGCGCGCTGTCGCGGGCATAGCGTACATACTCCATAAGAAGCGTTCTTGGCATGCCGTCCGCTGTATAGTCTGCCTCTTCCCCGTATTTCAGGTTCAAATACATCATCCCGGAGGCGATGAGGCCAGATACTTTCGTATCCGTTGCCTCATCTTCCCAGGTAATATTGAGGTAGTTTTTTACATCAGATAGCAAGCCATCCGGCAAGCTGTTCCGATTTACCATGTTAAGACTTCGTAACCGTCACCACATAGCTCTTGGTAGTGGTGCCATCTGCCGCCGTAACTTTTACAGTTAGCGTGTTAGACCCATCGAACCAGGTTACCGCGCTGCCATTTGCAACGGTGTTCGTGGTGTCGCCGTCGGTGTCCTTATTGGTGATCTCGATGGTCGCGCCAGCATCCGACGGGGTAGCCGTCACAGTATTGGTCGCATTCGTGGTGGAAGCAGTATAAGTAGTGGTCTCTCCTGCAAAGACGGGCGTCAGGGTAAGAGCGCCGATCTTAAGGTCGCTCAGCTCCGCATCCGTAGACGCCGCAGGCGGGGTTACGGTCTCCACTTTCAGATAAGTAGGTTGCAATCCGCTAATATTGAGATTTAGGAACGCGTTGTTATCCATAGGCAGGCCATTGCAATAGGCTTTGATCAAATACACTCGCTCATCCTCCAAGAAGTGGTAATGGTCGCTGTACTCGATCTGGCCATTTGTAGCAGTACCCGCAGCCGCAAAATACTTATAGCCAATGCCAAATACCGCCTTCCCGACAGGCAGTGCAGGGGACTGGATGATGGACACGGGATAGGGCATCACATCACTACGATAGGTGCCGTCCGGGCCCATAATAGTGGTGGCGGGCATGACCCGCTGAAAATAATCCTGGGGATTGACGATCAAGAGGACATCCTGCACCCGCCGGGGCTTGCCGTTGCCATCCACCGCGATAAGGCCCAGCAGCTTGCCCACCGTGGCCGCATCCAGACTGGTAACATCAATGGCGGCCTTCTCGGGATATTTGCCGCCGGAAATGCTCACGCCCTCGCTTACGTCCCGGATCATGCCGATGGGTTTATTGTCGCCGTCGCCCATGATGATGCCGGATTCCAGGCCGTTGGACAGCGCCTCATACAAGACCTGCCGCACATAGCTATCCAGCCATTCGGGGCCAAGGTCCAGCATGGCCTTGCAGACGGGCAGGAACGCGGACAGCTTCAAAAGGCCGGTATCCACTTCCTTAAAGCCGGACAACAGCTCCTTTACGATCTCGTCGCACAGAGGGCCCCAAGCCGCTTCCTGATAACCGTTGGTATTCATCAGCAGCTTGATCGCCCCGCCGGTGGGGGTAAAGCTGATCCGGCTAAGCAACGGGTGGGCGGTTTGCAGCTCGTCAAAGACGGCATCCACTACGGTTTCCGGCATAACAACATCAAGATTGGTAATCGCCTGCTTGGGGTCTTTGGCCCGCATAGCGTCCGCCAGCTTTTGATAGTACTCCTTCTCCTTAGTGGTGAGTTGACGCACGCCCCTGGCAGTAAGCGTCCGGGCGTCCGCGTCCGCCTGCATGGCGGCAAGCTGCCCCTGATAGTCCGCCTTGATGCTCTCCTCGATGCAGGTTAGCATCTGGTCAAAGGACTGGTAAAATGCCTCGGTGTTGTTGCTCTGGATCGCGGCCTGCATATTGGCACGGATCGCGTCACGGCTCATAATGTCATTCGATCTCATTCTTTTCATGCTCCTTTCCTTGCAAAAAGCTGTAGTATTTTGTTCGTCTCAACCGGCTTATCCTCGGGCGCGTCCCTCGCGGCCTGCGCTGGGGTATCGGGCGGATTTCCAATATTTCCCTGGCCTGTCATCCCCGCGCCCGATTTTATTCGCTTAAAGTATGTTTTCCCTTTGCTGTCATCCACGAAATCCAAAATTCGGTACAAGATGCAGTCATCCTGCTCCGCCATTAGCTGGTTCAGCTGGGCTGCAAGGGTCTTGTGATAGCTAATTCTTTGCGCAATGGTCAAATTCGCCTGTTGCAACACCTCCACAGCGTTTTCCATATTCGCATCGTAGTCCGCATACCTATCTGCCAATCCAAGACGTATACATGATTCTGCTGTCAGCCAGGTTTCCGCATCCATCATGGCCACCAGCTCCGCTTCATCCAGCTTATCCCCGGCTTTTGCAAGATAGGCTTGCCGCCCCGCCTCGTTGATCACTTCTAGGTCGTCCGCCGCCTTGCGCAGCTCCCGAGGATTTCCCATTGCCACCATCCACATGTTGTGGATCATCATCATGGCATTTTTTGGCATGACAATTTCATCGCCAGCCATTGCGATGACCGAGGCAATGGAGCAAGCAAAGCCATCAATATACACCGTCTTATGGGCAGGGTGGCGACGAAGCAGATTGTAAATGGCGGTCCCTTCAAAAACGGAACCGCCACGACTGTTGATGTAAATATTGATTTGTGTTACGCCAGGGTATTCCTCAAGCTCATCCTTAAAATAATTTGCCGATGTCTCACTGCGTTCCAACTCGCCCCACCAATTATATGAATCTTCTTCGACATCAGAGTAGATGTATAAATCTATACTATTTACTCCGGCTTCTTGTCGTATTTCCCATAGCCTTCGGCTTTCTTTTCTCATTGCGTCTCATTTCCTCCTTCCTGATTTGTCATAGGCCGCGTGGCTTCCGACATGGTGGCGATATTCAGCGTCATGTAATGCTGATCTGCCCACGGCTCATTAATCGGCGGCTGGTTCGCCGCCCGGCGCACGTCGTTTATGGTATAAGCGCCAGAACCAACCAGCTTTTCCACGTTAGCGGCATTTTCGAACATATCGAAGTGTAAAATTGCGCTGCTATCCAGCTTTATGTAATCGCCCCGAAGCCAAGCGTCGTATCCGTACCGCTTGCGGGTGATTTCCTCTTGAAGCTGGTCGCACAGCGGATCGATGCAGTTGGTCAAAAACCGGGCGTTGGCGTCCGCCGTCCCCTCTACACCGCCGTTTACCAGCACCGGAGGCATAAGGAATCCTCGGGCCGTAAAATCAAAAATATCTTCGATCATGGCCCTTATATCCCGCGTATCCCGCCCGCTGTTGCTTTCTCCGCTTACCTGTTCGTATGTGTACCCGTCAAACTCGGGCAAAATTGCCCCGTCGCTTTCCAAGAACGGCTTCACCTGGGCAGATATCCTGGCTTGAAATTTTTCAGCCCAGTCTTTATCCCCTTGCGCAATCTGATTTACATGCACTTTCCAGTGC